TGTCGCCTTTTTGATATTAAATCCACGACTTCTAAGATCGACTATGAATTGCTTAACTTCTGAGAAGTCTACTGATTTGTCTGAGGTTGGTGTCCACCATCTAACACAATCTACCATAGCAATAGGACTAACAACTTCGTGGTTTAAGAATGATTTGATATGCACCCATCTATCGATATGTGCCATAGCGACAGCACAATGGTCATGCTTTTGTGCAAGGTCAACGTGAATAAAATATTCTTTATCCTCCTGCGGCTGGAAGAAATCATAGAATCTTCCGAACTCATCTACACCGTTATAAGGCTGATTAAAGCATGTTTCTATCTTGTCCCTTGATTTAAAGAAAGCATCTACTGATTCTGGCGGCATACATGCAAAACGAGATAGCGCATCTACTGGATTTGTAAAGAACGCCCTCTTAAAATCTTCAATTGTTCTGGTTGGATTGACCTCCCACGTTGGCCTCTTTAGCGCAAACATCCTTGGAAATCTATAGGCATTAATACAATCTTCTTCCCACTGAATTATAAATTTGTTTTCTTGTATCGAATCTTCCAGTTCATCATCAATCTTAAATTCGTGCTCTCTGACTATGACATCTTTATCGGCTATAACAGAATCGTATCTTTGCTGGATAAAGTCCCCCTTAAATCTTGGGAATGAAAGTAGAATAACCTTCCCATAGTCTGGAAATCTAGAGTCTACTGAGGCCCTATACATATCATAGATTGCTTGTGCAGTTTTAGACTGATCGTTGCCACTTGTTGACTCCATACTAAATCCAGAGATCTCATCAAGAATCACACAGATTACGTTGTATCCCTCCCAAGATTCTCTTTCAGAGTGGCCTGAATGACATGTTACTGACTTATCAAATGCCACGGCCTGTGCGGTAACACTATACTTACCCTGAAACCAAGGAGAATCCTCAATGCGCTTACGAAATCCCTTGAAGAAAACATTCTTAGCCTGATCAGCATTGATAGCAATATTAATAATGTCGATTGCATCTCCAGGCGGCTTGCCATAATACTTTGCGGGATCTTTTAGGCAGAGCAGGAGATACACCATATACGCAACCGCAACAGTTGACATGTAATCTTTTCCAGATCCCTTGCCAAGTTGTAGGATCACTTCATTACAGGTTTGCTTATATCGTTTTAGACCGCCGTCTTCTCCAAAAACTCTGATCAAAGTGTCTTTCTTATAGATCTGTGTCATAGCCTTGATGCATTGATATTGGTGTTCTGAAAGGGGCGGCAGGCTCAGATACCTATCGCTAGTAGTAAATTCTTCTATGGATACTGGAATCTCATCGAATTCATCACCATCAAGTGCTTGTAAAAAATCATCAAACACTAGTAGCCCTCAGCCTTGCCCGTAACTTCACTAAGTCTTTTAGAAACTTCTTTTCTGCAATGAGCGCAGTCAGCAATTACTTCTTTTAGGATGCCGACAAGAATCTCTTGCTTTCTTTCAGTCTCTACAATCTGGTCTGCAATTTCATTGTTCTCAATCAGGCCAGCCTTTTGAAGCATGTCAATTTGCTTCTGCTGTATGTCTGCAATAAGTTTTAGCGCGGCTGTCTTGTGTGACAGTGCCTGAGTTTGGTTTGCCTCTTCAACAACTTTCCACGCTTCGGCAATGAGCATAGAGTAGTGATTATCTGCACCAGCAAGCGCCTCCCTTGCACGATTTTGAATTAATTTGTCGCTGTGAACAACGGAACGCCACTCGTTCAGATATTCTTGAACCTCTGTTCGCTTAAATCCAGTTTCTCTGGCGATGTGTGTGGGATTGGTTGTGCCTTTGAGAAATACCTCAACAACCTTATTAATTCTTTCCCATCTATCTGCCAACTCTAATTCAGGCAACTTTCTTATTCCTCTTCTTCTTCGACCTAGCCACACCCCGTAGTTGCGAGACGTAGAAAGACCTGTACCGCCCGTCCGAACTTAGACAGTCTATCCAAGTTACTTTCTTTTCATCATTGTGAACCATTTTGATGAACTTGAAAGTGCCGCGTTCGTATTTAAACCTTAGTGGTGTACCTATGGTAATTTCATCCTTGCCATGCTTCATTTCGTAGAAAACTGAAATATGCTGATTGAAATTATATGGGGCATTAACTGCACCAGACTTCTTTTTGTTAGCCATTATTTCACCACATTCATTATAGCACCTAAACCGAATGCCCGCCGTTGCGGGTCGGTGACCAAACCATTCCTGGCCTATCTATTCCTCTAATCAGACGGTATCCACAATCGTCACACTGAGCGTCATCTCTATTTTGCATAGCAACCATTTTCTCATGGTCGGTATCGCAGGCTGGACAATAATAGGTATATATGGGCATTACCTGTCTCCTTGAATTGCTATCTTCAATAATACCAGATAGCCCATCAGGTCGTCAATATCATTATCGCCTGGATACGCATGGCCGCGCACGAATCTGCTCAACTTATCGTCTATTCGAACCTTCAGTTGCTCAACATTATCAGATTTAGAAAAGATTCTCACTGGTTCTAGTGCGGAGTTTCCATATGCTCTATTTTTTCTAATCAGCATGTCGCTCATATCATCACATACCGCACGAATCTTTTGCTCTGTTTCATTTTGTGGAACTATTGCTAATTCTGGCTTGCTGGTCATGTGACCCTGATCAAAAGACGGATACCTATACATTGCATCGTGATTAATTTCTTTCACTTCCAACTCCTTTGATTTCTTATAAGACCAAATTCTACTAGATATCTATATATGGTTTGATGACTGGTATTACACTCTTTTGCTATCTCTTCTACAGTTTTTTTATCTACAACGTATCTCTTGGTAAGCCAAGCCCTGCTTTGATATAGTTTAGCCATTTGTCACCAACTTATTATATGCATAATATGCAATACCCATAGCGTCACCGACATCATGATCAGAGACAGAAATATCATATTTATTATTGAAGAAGTCCATCGTTCTTTGCTTTCTCAACTCTCTAGTCTTGTTACGATACCATGAGTCAGTCTTGCCTGGAAACTGATTTCTTAGCGACTCTTTTTCCTGCTTTGTAAAGTTTTTGTTACCAATAAACGGCTGCCATGCACTAGGCGGAACAGTGACAATCATATCCTTGTTATCTGCCAAACTAGATATTGTTGCTCCAACAATCATTGCCATTCTTATTGCTACATCCTGCGACTTCACCATGATTGCAGACTCAATGCAAACATAATCTACCTCAAAAATCGATCTACTGGCATATACCTTTTTGTGTGAATCAATAATTTTATCATAAATAGACGCGCCATTAAAGTTAATTTTCCCCCAAGATACTGGCTTGCCATCAAAGACACAGAAAGCCACGGAATTGGTAGACGAGTCGATACCAAGAACTTTATTTGCTTTTGGCCTTATTAACTTTGCTATTGATGACATCAATCATCTCCCGTATCTTGTTATCGTTGTGATCTTTTGACGCTTTCTCGCAAGCACCACATAGATTAGATGAGTTATATCTACTCAGTGCTCTTTCGCATTTAACACAACATCTTTTTACGCCAGCCAGCCTTGCCTTATTTTCATAGTATCTTTGCATAATTCTTTTATTTGTTGCTCCACGACAACAAATATTGTCACAATATTTTTGGTTCTTCTTTTTGCTTTGAAACTCTGTGCCACAGAATCCACAGACCTTAAAGTTTTCATTATTCATCCACGCCAACCTTAAGGTTGTCGATCTTTACGCCCTTAGGTTCCATTTCGTTGCAAATATTCATTACTGGACATCCCTTGCATTGCCAAGTAGATTTGGTGTACCCGCGCTTGACATGAGTGTTATTTTTCCAGGCATCGTACACCTCTCGCATCCACTCAAAAACATACTCAATGTATTCCTTATTCTTCTCCGACATTACAACTGGTATGCCAATCAACTCATTAGAGTTCTTATTCTCATACAAAAGAAATCCTTCTTCTACATTTTCTATTTTCATATAAATCAGAATTTGTAGCAAGTGGCTATTTGATGGCTGCATTTCCTGTTGTCTTTGTATGAAATACTGATCCTTAATTGTTTTTATTTCGCCAACTATCTCTTTACCATTAAACTCTAAGATAACGTCTGCGAAACCACGAACTGGCGGATCACTATTTCTTATTTCTCTTTCACACTCCTTTAGAATTCCAGTCTTTTCTAGAGCCTTCTGGATTCGTGTATGAGCGTCTGTGCCGCTATCCATCGATGCCACGTTTAGGGCTGGAGTGTGCTGAGTAAAATCTCCCCCAGTGAACGCTAGAGTCCAATATCTCGCGCAGGTTCCATGACCATAGCCTAGCGTGCTAGGGGCAAAAGAAGACTTCTTCTTATATTCTGTTTCTGGCCTGTTTGATTCATAAGATTGATAAATCATCTTAACCAGTTTAGCCGAATCTAACTCTGTTTCTTTCGGTCTATTTCTTAATGATGCTATTAAATTCTTTGCCATGTTTATCCTAAGTTTAATCTTGCTACATATTTCAAACTATCAACCAGTTTGTCAATTGAATCCTTCATTGTGTAGTAGATATTCTTCTTTATATTATTTGGAGTTCCAGAAGATCCCTTTGCCAATGTTGAATAGTATGTTGCAAGTATACCAAACTTCGCTGACATGGCTTGTAGTTTGGCAATCAGGACGACCGCCTGCGTTGGTGGCACATCTGGCTTAGACATAATCTTTACGATAATTGCAAGGCACTCATCAATATCTGGATCACTAAGAAATTCATGTACTTCGTTGAATTCAGATATTGAATTAATTAAATCAATCGTGTTTTCCATTTTCTACCAATTCTTCTAGTTTAGACCACTCTATAACTGCCAACCTAGTCTTTCCACCTAAAACTAAAAGCAGTGCTGGATCTTTAGTCTTATCGGTTCTTAAGGTATCCGTTACGATCTTTGACCAAGTTGACTGACTAATGGAATAAGACTTTGAGTATTCCTTAACGTCTACAATAAAGTTTTCCCAGGTTGCGTCAGACTTCGTATATTGACCACGACCAGAATTTTTGTGAGCCTTGCCACCGATTCTTTTTATCTCAGATCGTTCGCTCATAGCCCAGCCCTTCCAGCGTGCCCATTAATGCATGTCCATGTTATGATTCTTTCTCTTTCGTTAAACTTACCTAAAGTAGTTAATTCGTAGCATCCTTGTTCTGGACATGAAAAAGAACCTTCTAGATCAATGAGGTCATCATCTTCTTGCGTATTGTTTGATGATAAGAAATCTTTTGGGTCTATCATACTTTTCCGTACACCTCTTCACTTAGTTTGTCGTAGAGATCAAGGTCTTCTCTCACTGCTGCAATTACATTGGCGCGGCCCTGGATTCTTTGACCGAATACCGTATACCATGCGCCACCCCTCTCAATCACTCCCATCATTTCAGCAGTATCAACTAGGTCTGCAACTTGGTCCACTCCAACGTGGCTTCCCTGGAAATAAAAATCATATGATCCAGTGATAAACTGTGGACCAGTCTTGTTGTAGTCGATAGTCCAGTTTACTGGCCTGCCAACCTTCTGCTCAATTAGTTTATCTCCTACCGCAACACGATCTTTAATTGATGAAGCCTCAGATTCGCTTGACCACAACTTAATAATCGTGGACGAGAAAAACTTGACGGCCATTCCACCTGTTGGAATATGGCTAGCGTGCATTGTTCCGAACTGATTTCTCTGCTGAGAAATGAGAATAAGAAGAGTATTGTTATTGACATAATTTAGCATCTTGACGGCATGAGTCATGTCCTTTGCTTCGGCACCTATTTGCTTAGTGTCCTGTAACTGTTTTAGTTCAGAGCCGTCCTTTTCAAAGTAGATCGCGGGAAGCAGGGCTGAAATAGAATCTACAACGAGAATGTCTACTCCAGATTGAATTAGTTGTGTCCCAATATCTACCATGTCATTAATAGTTTTTGCTGTGGAATAGATAAGTTTTGTCGAATCCACTCCTAATCGCTCTGCCCATTCTGGAGAATACGACTGTTCTGCATCGATCCACGCACATGTTTTTCCATTCTTCTGCGCGTCTGCAATAATTTGTAGACAAAAAGAGGACTTGCCAGCACTCTTGTTGCCCCAGATAAGAACTTGACGACCATATGCCAAGCCGCCCTTTAGTGCAACATTCAGAGATAGGCTTGGTGTCTTTTGTTTATGTATTTCTACTTGGTCTGCTGGTCCCACTAGTTTTCTTATTTTGGGGTCTAGTTTTGCTAGTATTTCTTCCATCACTATCTCTGTCATAAAAATGATTCTCCAATGTCTCTGCTAACTCTTTTATATGCGGCTCGCGGCTCTTTTTTAGTTTTGTAATAATTGACATCATCAAGTCTTCATCATGGCTTCTAATAACCATTAGCATTTCGCTATCTGAGCCATAGAGAAAGTATCCATTGACTGTCATATTATATCATCCACGCACACCGTGCAGGCGAGGCCGATCCTTATTGATTCCAGCCTTCTTCCTTAGAACCTTATGAAGTGATGCAGTAACTACGCCTTCATTGTAAAGTCCATTGTATAGGTCTAGAACCCTGATAATAATATCTGCCAGTTCCTCTACGACGGCCATCTGCCCCTTGTCTTTCCTCAATGCCTCTAGAACTTCAGTGGCTTCTGAGTGAATCATTGCTATTTGCTTTGCGTAAAAAATAAAACCATCGTCGGATTCGCGTAGGGAATCTAGTGGCCCCCAGAATCCTTTTTCTAATGCTGTTTGATGCAGTTCTGCTGCTAAATTATCTAGATTCAAGAATCTCTCCATTCGATACTGTTAATTGCCATAGTGCCATCATCAAGTTCTTTCATCACTACCTTAGTGGAAGAGCCTGGCTTCAATGACATACGAGCCTGTGTATATATTTTAGGGAACGCTACGGCAGAAATCAAGTTTTTATCTTCTTCTGCGAAGACAACATTTGCCATGTTGTCACCCTTCTTTGTCTTTCTGCTAGAGAAAGAAACTACAAAATATTCTCCATCTACCAGTGGTAGATTGGTGGCAGTAATGTATCTAGAAAATCCAGAGTCTATCTTCTTTAGTTCCTCTGGAAGAACATATTCCGCAATTCTATTATTACTTACAAGGAATAGGTACATCTTACCAGACTCAATCTCTGTATCTTCGTCATGAAAAATGCCAGCGGTTCCAGTCTTGTCTACAACCTCAACTCTTGACCAACCTTGGCCACGCTTAATGGACTTTACCATAGCAAGGATAATAAAAGAGCCACGCTCATCATAGTCATCTAGAGTTTTAATGTAGGCATCAAGATACCTTGGAATGTCTGCATTAAATTCTGGCACGTTAAGGTACTCGTACAAATAATTCTTTTCCTCACCAGTGCGAGGATTGTCATCAAAGGCCAGCGCACCAATTCTGTTCAGGACTGCTACAGCGCGGCTGTTGATGCCAGACCCCTTACTTGAAGAAATCTCTAGAAACTGTTGATAGGATGTAAATGGCCTACTTTCCATGATCTTGTTAGCGATGTTCTCTGACACATACTTGATATTCCCAAGGCCAAATCTAATAGAGTTACCAGAAATTGCAAAATCAATCTCTGACTCATTAACATGTGGAAGAAGAATTCTAATTCCCATTCTCTTGGCCTCAATTAGGTATTCAGTTCTAGTGTCCTTGTCCGACTCATTCTTCAGTAGGGAATACATGAACTCCAGCGGGTAGTAGTGCTTAAGCCATGCGGTCCAGTAACTAAGCATAGAGTAGGCGACGGCATGGCTTTTATTAAACGAATATCCCGCGTGGGCTTCGAAGTCGTGCCATAGTTTTTCTGCTGCCTCTCTGCTGATGTGCTCAGAAGCGCCGTCAACGAACTTGTCCTTAAACTGATCAAACTCTTTGGCATCCTTTTTCTTGCCAATAATTTTTCGAACCTTGTCTGCCTCTGCCATTGTCATGCCGCCTAGATAAACACACGCCTGCATGACCTGTTCCTGATAAAGAATACAGCCATATGTATCTTGTGTAAATTGCTGCATAATAGGATGGACGTATTTGACTGCCTGACGCCCCTTCTTTCTTTTCACATAGTCTGCACCAATTGTATTCATTGCACCTGGACGAACAAGGGCATTGGAGGCTGCAAGTTCATTGAAGTTGCTAATGCCCATCTTAAGAATAAGGTTTGTGTATGGGGCGGCCTCAGCCTGGAATATACCCTTCGTATGACCAGCAGATATATCAGCAAACACTTCTGGGTCGTCCAGTTTTAAGTTCTGTAGATCAATCACCTCGCCAGTTCTGTTACGAATAATATCTAGAGCGTCCTTGATAACCGTCAGAGTTTTCAGGCCAAGCGCATCGATCTTGATTAGTCCAATTTCAGCCGCCTGCTCCATGTCTACCGCGACAACGGGGATTCTTCCATCACCCTGAGTGTCTTTTCTAGTTTCGATGGGAGCAACATTACTCAGTTCTATCTTAGATGTAACAATGCCTGCGGCATGGACGCCAGTGCCTCTGATTCTTCCTCGCAACTTGTCAGCGTAGTCTACAACTTCTGGATACTTCTTTCTGAATTCTCTAGTAGACTCTGAACCGATAAACTCATCCCATGTTTCGATATTCTTAAGAGTCTTATTAACGTCTGTTAGTGGGACATTAAGTGCCCTAGCAACGTCACGAACAACACCCTTGTCCTTAAAGGTTAGGAAGGTAGCAATTGAGGCAACATTATGATATTTGTCAATCAGGTGCTGCTTCACTTCTCCGCGCCGACGATCTTCATAGTCTACGTCAATATCAGGAAAGTCGTTTCGTTCAGGATTGATGAATCGAAAGAATAGTAGTCCGTATTCAATTGGATCTACCTCTGTGATGCCTAGTGCATAACACAGCAGACTTCCTGCCGAAGACCCTCTTCCTGGGCCAACAAGAATCCCATTTTGCTTTGCCCAGGCAATCATATTCGACACAATAATAAAGTATGAAGAGAAGTTCTTTGATTTGATAATAGATAGTTCGTCGTTAAGTCTTTGACGATACTCTTCTTTATCCAGCAATCCTCTTTGCTTTAGACCCGCAATTGCTAGTCTTTCAAGTTCTGCATCTGGACTTTCATGGTTGACCGGAAGCAGATCTAGATTTTCTTTTTGCTCGTATTGAGAAACCTTATCCGATATTTCCATGCTGTTGGCATAGAGATCATCACGATAGATTCCCTGAGCCTCCATACGAGTGCGGACATCTGCAAAATCCATAAGCCAGATATCTAAGTCTTTGAAGGACATGCCTCTTTCTCCATAAAGATAGTCAAGTTTATCCATGACATCTGCATACTTCTTGCTGCCTTCGAATGAGGACTCCTTCTGAATCTTGGGATGTGTCCCAAGGATAAGCATGATTTCCTCAGCCACCCGATCCTTAGGGGATGCGTAGTGACAGTCCAATGTCACAGTAGACTTGATGCCAAGTGTGTCTCCTAGTTCTAGCAAAGCCAAATTCAGACTTGCTGGATTGTGTGGCTGCAACTCCATATAGAAATCATCACCGAACACCTCCTTGAACCAAAGGGCATGTTGTCTAGCCATAGCCCAATTTCCATTCTCAATTGCCTTAGCAATGATTCCATTCATGCAGCCAGAGAGAACTACGAGATCTTTATTATGCCTATCTAGCAATTCAAAGTCCATGCGAGGCTTAACGAAGAAACCATCATTCCAAGCCATCTCAGACAGCCTACTAAGATTAGCCAGCCCATTGTCGTTTTTGGCAAGAATGATTAGGTGGTTGTAGATCTGATCATCTGGCGTACGATCCTTCTTGGATCTCTTATCTAATCTATCTGGTGTGAAATATGCTTCAAGGCCAAGAATGGGCTTAACGCCGGTTTCTGCGCCAGCCTTTAGCAACTCTCTATGTGCGCTCAGCGAGCCGTGGTCGGTAATGGACATTGCCCCCATGCCAATTTCGGCAGCGCGCTGCATAAGTTCTATTGGGGACGAGTATCCATCTAGAAGCGAGTAATAAGAATGTGAATGATGGTTATGAAACATACCTCTCCAAATAGTAGTGGGCGGTAAGAGTATATCCTACCGCCCACCACAGGATCAAGAATTACCACTCAACGGCGGTAGATGTTGTTGTATCTACATCAAGGCCCATGTAAAAAGCCTCTTGGTCTGGATAAGAAATATTCCTGATTGCAACCTTGTCCAGTTCATAGGGTTCAATTGCGGACCAGTCAAACTTCTCACTGTCTGTAGCAAGCGGAATCAGTGCGTAACTGGTTTGTGTACCAGTTCCAGAACGCTTTAGCCTCCATGTGAGGTTCGTGATTGAGTTTGTGTCTGCTGCATACTCAATAAGCATTGTTGTGGTGGGAGACTTGGAACTTACTCCCTGTGACCAAACTGCTGTGTACTGCTCTCCAGAATTATCGTCCACCAGAACGTTGCAGTAGAATCGCAGACGTGACTTCCAGCCAGCCTTTGGATCTTTACGATGCATCTCACATCCGAAGCAGCGACCCTCATCATCTAGGGTGCAGACAGCCTTGCGGCGATAATCCTTTGGATTGGTGTGCTCTGCAACAACAATTGCGAGACCACGCTTTGGGTCATAACTTGGGGAATCTGGATCAATTTCATTAATAAAGCGAATCTTTACGCTCTGTCCGTCTTCAACCTTTAGCCACCTTGCACGGGGCGTATCAGAAATTACTGGACGCTCCATCTTCTTCTTAATTCCTGCTAAACCTGTAATAACTCCCATAATATTCCTCCTAGTATTTGACCCTGTAGGTGGGTCGGTTGATTAATTATACCGATATTTCATTATTGGAACAAGCATTTTTCCAGAGCGTCATAATCTCTAAATCGGACAGGTCTCCTATGTCTTTAGCCTCTCCGACATCCATAATAGTTATTTGCTTGTTAGTCAGTTTTTCACTAACTTTTGTTACCATCTTTTGTCCAGCACTATCTTTGTCTGGGCAAAGCATAATCTTGTTGGCATACTTATTTAACAGAAGAATCTGATTGCCTGATATATTAGATCCAAGAGTTGCCACGGATGGAATTCCAAGTTGCCAAAGACGGATGCTGTCGAAGGTAGATTCTACAACTACAATATCATTTAACTTAGATCTATTTAGATTGAAAAGAACATGTTTGCGTGGCAAATTAGTTGAGTTCTTAAACGACTTGCCCTCAATAGATC